GGGCGCTCTTGAGCCTCAGTCGTCGTTCATGGTTGGGCACCCTGAAAACGAGGGTTCCATCCATATGGCTGATGACATGCCTATGGAGAACCAGTGGGGTACCGTCCACCGTCTAGAGAACGAAAACACCTCTGACATGTGGAACCACGAGCGTGCTGAATACCTCAACGGGACCGAAGAAGAATCAGAAAAGTAACATCAATCTTTTTGATTGGTGTTTATCTCTTCTAGTAGTTCTGCGTATTCCATAAGCGCCATAGAGGCTGTGTGGCGGTCATATCCGTCTACGCAGTTACATGGGTGGCGCATTTGAACGGCCCGTAGAGCCGCTGCCAACTGAGCGGCAGAGGCTTCTAAACGACGACTGTAACTTACGAATGATGCAAGTACCTTGCTCATCTATCTACTCCAATAACGGTCACGCCCGCTTGGCTTAGTAAATTATACACTAAAGGCCAAGATTCGTAAGACTTGTCCACATAATGCACAAGCCTGTGGACACCTGACGATGCGATGAGTTTGGCGCATCCCATGCAGGGTGGTCCGTTAACAATGAGCGTTCCTCCCTGACGAAGGGCTGGGTCGCTCCACAAGAGCGCTCCCTGTTCGGCATGCTGTGAAATGCAGTTGTCGTATGAGGAGCCACTAGGGCTGTCCTGATGCAACCTCGGGCAGGCTCCATCGACGCAATGGGCCATTCCGGGTGGGCTTCCGTTGTAGCCCACTCCAGCGACCCTCTTATTAGGTGCTAATACGACAGAAAAGTATTGACGCTTGGCGCAAGTTGAGAACATTGGCGCTAGCATGTCACATGCCTCTAACCATTTTTGTTCGTGACTATGTACTGAGTTGGTCATGTCGTGTACCCTACAGCATCCGAGAACTCTATCGATAGGTGGGCCTGATGAGCGCTCCTCGTACGCACCTCGTTATTCCTGATACCCAAGTAAAGCCCGGTGTTCCTTTGGATCATCTGTACTGGGCTTCTGAGTACATCATCGACCGCAAGCCGGACGTTATCGTACATCTTGGGGATCATGCGGATATGAACAGTCTTTCCAGTTATGATTTTGGAAAGATGTCCCATGAAGGAAAGCGTTACATTCAGGATATCGAAGCGGCTAATAAAGGCTTTGACATCCTCAATAGCGCTATGGATCGATACAACGAGCCTAAGAAGAAATGGCGTAAAGGTGTCTACGCTCCTGAAAGGCACATTCTTCTTGGAAACCATGAAGACCGCATCACTAGGGCAATTAACAGCGATGCAAAGATGGAAGGCGCTATCGGACTATCGGACCTCAACTATGAGGACCACGAATGGGCCGTACATCCGTTTCTAAAGCCCTTGGAACTAGATGGGGTACATTATGCCCACTATTGGGCTAATCCTATGTCAGGGAAGCCTATAGGCGGTGTGGCATCTACCCGTCTCAAGACCATCGGTCATTCCTTCACCATGGGTCACCAGCAGACGCTTGATTACAGCACTCGCTTCCTAGCGAATGGTGACCAGCATTGTGGACTCATCGCTGGGGCTTTTTATATGCACGATGAAGATTATAAGGGATACCAAGGAAACGCCCACTGGCGTGGACTGATTGTGTGCCATGAAGTTGAGAATGGTGCCTATGACCCTATGTTCGTATCCATGGCGTACCTATGTCGTAAGTATGAAGGCGTATCACTAGAGAAGTACACGGCTAGGAAGTTCTAATGCACGATGTAGCCGTAGAGGTTCTTTGGGATAATAACGGTGATCCAACCCACAGCATTGGTTGGCTTACAGAAGCAAAAAACCGCTGCCTTCAACTCGTTACCGAGTATTCCAGCAGCGGCTTTGTTGCTATTGAGATTCCGGTTGAATCAATTATCAACCTGAAACTTATTTAGGACAGAAGGGCTTCCCACGTCTGAGGTCCGACGATACCGTCAGCCTGAAGTCCCCGGGATGATTGGAAACGACGAACGGCACTATCAGTTGCTGGACCGAAGATGCCGTCACCGACAAGCCGGTATCCCTTGCCGTTAAGCGCCAACTGTGCAATCTTCACAGCGCCACCGCTTGATCCCTGACGAAGCACCTGATTACGAGCATCGTTCAAGGCATCAAAGAATGGGTTACTAGGAGCGACGGCGGGAAGGTTGTTTAGGAACACAAACAGGTCGTGTGTCGCCTGTTCGGTCGCTGGTCCCCAAATGCCATCGGGGGTGATCTTTAAGTTCTTTTGCCATTGAATAACGGCTCGTTCGGTTTGAGGACCGAAGATTCCGTCTTGAGCAACGCCTACGATACCTTGGATCGATCGGACCTTGTCACCGGTAGAACCAACACGCCACATAGTTTCAGGGGCCACAGGGACCGGCTGAGTGGGCGTAGGAGGCACTACAGGGGCAACACCGGCATGACGTTCGATGGCCTGAAGAAGTAGCGAGTCGAAGATCCACCGGTCTTCACGACGGCTCCAAGCGTCTGAACGATCTGCTGGCTGAACGTCGCCATGATGTGCGAGTCCGGGTCGGTCCTTTACACCATCACCAATGAACTGTGATGCTTCAGCAATGTTGATGCCATTACGTTTCCAAAAGGCGGCGATTTCAGCGCCCATTCGGTCGATCTCAGTCTGAGTGTATGGGCTATTGGGGTCAAGGTCCGATGAGCGTGCTGCGATAGCAATCATCCAGCAACGGCTATTGAATCCCGAGACAGCCACTCCGAAGGCCACATAGTCATCGGGCAGCATGGCAACAGACGAATCCGTATCAACGATCATGTGGTAACTGCCCGGATCTCGCCTACGGGAAATAAACGATGCGGTATTTTCGGCAGCGGTGTCTCCACCGGAACCTTCAGTTGTGTGAATAACAACACCACCACTCAGTCCGTTATTACGAGATGGGTAAAACTGTGGTGAAGCCGGAGGGTTGTCGAGAAGGTAATAACCCATATCTCTCCTATGTTTAGCGCCAGTATTTATCTATACGGCTTTGTCGGGTAATCAAACTATCTAATTCCATGACGATGTCAAAATCTCTGATGTCGCCATTGCATCTGTGCTTAGGAAGGGGGTAGTTAGAATCATGGGTCAGTTGAAGAACGACTGGACACTTACCGCAGGCAAGTTCAAGTCCAGTTACTGTCGTTTCCTTCACTTGGAAGGCTATGGCCTTCTTTCCCATGCATCAAGATTATCACAAGCGGTGATGGGAATATGGAACAAAAGACTTGACATGCTTTCCGTTAGCACATACGCTAACAACATGAATAAATTTGGGAAGTTCATCAGCGACCTGATCACGCCAACGGTGTCAAAGCGTCAGGAAAGTACTACCCGTAAAGCAAAACTTACCCCGGTAAACGAGGCAATTCTCACTTACGTTGCAGTACAAACAATGTCAGGTGAGGACACCACGTTCTTCGATAAAGCAACCTTTGTTGCAGCGCCCTATGTGATTGACGCTGTAGCAGGATTAGGCGCTCAAAGAGGGTACGAAGAATCCAAGAAGTGACTCTCTAGCGAGATGATCTCTTTGCGCTCTTCGATGCTCTTATCAAGAAGTTCGTTGTAGAACGACGACACCGTTGAGGCGGCTTGAATGAGGTATGCCCCTACCTGATAAGCCTCTTCAGGAGTAAGAGTAACCGGTACCATTCCACCGATTGATTCTTCCTCATCGACCGGAACACCGAGTACTAGATGAGGAAGCCACGTCTCAGTATCTGCCGCAATGGCGATGACCATAATGTCATCAACGTCATCGTGATCGCAGTTTGAATGATCGTGGTCCCAGTCATTTGATTCAATCATGTACCTACTCTACACCTAATCGCTAAGCCTTGGTAATCCTAACGATTAGTAAAGTGCGATATGTTTTATTTGCAGTAAGATGAATAGCAGGTTACAGTAGTAAGACCGCTTTGTCTGCGGAAACCAATACGAAGGACCACCCGTTCAAAAACTACAAGGGTTTTTGATCGGGCTTTCGGGAAAGGAACACATGACAAACGGAAAGAAACTGCTAGGACTGGGAGTTATCTCATTCTTAACAGTCACAGCCGGAACCGTCGCTCTTGCTGACGGTTCCGCTACAACGGTAACTATTGTTGCCGAAGAAGCCCCAGCGGTGGAGCAGCCTCCACTACCCTCCGATCAATACGTCATTGACGTTGCGATCGCAGAACTGAGTTCCTTCTTGGCAGAAGCAAACCGTGTTGAGTCCGAAAAGGCTCAGCAAGCACAAAAAGCACAACGAGTAGACAGCGCTCCCGCTGTTGAGCCGAATTATGATCCGGGTGACGGTAGTCGCTGGGATAGATTGGCTCAGTGTGAGGCTGGAGGAAACTGGGCTACCAACACCGGAAACGGGTTTGGTGGCGGACTCCAGTTCATGCACCAACGCTCGTACTCAACGTGGCTGTCTTTCGGTGGAGGAGAGTTTGCTCCACACCCATGGGAGGCAAGCCGAGAGCAACAGATTGTGGTTGCTGAGCGAGTACTTGCTTCATCCGGCTGGAAGGCTTGGCCGGGTTGTAGCAGGAAATTTAATTGGTTGTAGAATAGGTAATACTTACTAGGGAAGAGGAGGAGTCGTGCCAAGAGTTTATGATCGCCCTGATGATTGGGGTGACGAGTGGGATTTGTCCCCTTGGACTTCGGCTCCTTCCTCTACCCGAGTAAGTAGATATCGATACGACTTTGCCAATAACGCAGTTCAAGTTCAGTGGAAGAATCAGAAGAACTGGGGATACATCTACGGTATTTACGAAGATATTCCTTACTCTCAGTACGTCCAGTTCGCCCGTTCAACTTCTAAGGGAAGGCGTATCAATAACCCTTTCAATGAGTTCTCATATGATTTAATGACAGTTGACGAAGTTGTCGAACCATCAAATACTAGTCGTCGTGGTCTAGTATCTAGAACTCAGACGGCTAAAGATAAAAAAGAAGGCAAGAAGCCTACTATTGACTATCGTTCAGGCCTTGAAACTGAAGGCTGGGACATCAGGTAAGGAACATCGTGGCACAAGTACATATCAAAGGTAAGGGTCCTCTGTATTGGGCCAAAGAGTATGGAGCCGAAGGTAAGGTCATCGACACAGCATGGATGGCTGAAACGGCACCACCATTCCGAGTTGGACATGCTCTCCGGTTCCGTGTAGGTTCCCGAGCCGTCCACCTAGGCTTCTGTCGTAAGAGCAAGAAGCCGATCATCCATGAGGTGGAAAAGACACCTGAGGAGATTGGCAAGTGGGTTTACTAAAGCGCAAGGTAACTGAGCCGACTGCGATTGAACCAACAAAGTTAAAAGGTATGCCGTCAGAGGATGTGTACCTTCTCATTGAGAGCAATCTCATGGAAGCGCAGTACACCCTCACGCAATACCGACAAGGAGATGAATCCGTCCGAGGAGCCATTCTGAATTGGATGAGCGTCAGTCTTGAGACGGCATCTCTTGGTTGTCAGGAACTTAGTAGTCGGAATACTTGACTAGTGCGAAATGATCCGTATACTCTGCGGGCATGGACCAACTACAACTAAAATTACCGCCTGACACTAATCGTTACAAAGTAAGGCTCTACCGAGACTACAAACCCACAGGGGACTGTACGAAGCCGGATTTTAGAGCCTTTGCTGAAAGTACTAGGAGATCACTCATTGGTCTCCTACAGAGGTCCCCTTACAGTCTTGACTGGGAAGAAGACCCACGGAGTACAGGTTGGTACGGGATCAAGAACGATCTCCACCAGTCCATCGTTTACCAACTAGTTATCGAAACCCACGAGGAGTCATCCAATGAGTGACAAAAGCATCACAATCGAAGAGCGAATCGAAGCATTAGAGCAGCGAATTGCTTTTCTTGAAAAAGAACGTCCGGGTCGCCGTATGCGTCCTAACGTCACATCTCAGAATGGCATCTGCGGCATTAACCCTGACTGTGACTCAAAAACGTGTGCCGATGCGAGCATCTACCGTTACCAGCAGGGATGTCAGGGCGAGCGTTGTGTGCAGATCAACCGTGAGTATTACTCGGATTACCGGGCTAAGAAGAAGCGTGAAAAGGCTGAAACGCAGCAGTGACCACTAAGAAAGAACTAACAACGCCTCCCCTCACTGAGGTACAGAGAAATCACCCTGTGACGGTGGCTGGAGAGCGTGGACCATATAAGTTTGTAAAGATCAATGAGAGTGACAACTCTGTGACTGTTTACGGGGGAGATAAAGACCCCGGAGGCAAGAACTCCATGCGTACTTTTGTAATGGAAAGAGTCACCCCTCTCCCTGTTCCAAAGACTTCTGACGAAGATTTGTAGAGTCACAAGTCAATAATGTAAAGTAATCCCAACTCAGGGTGCTTGGATTGGTCCCCTTCCCCGAGTTGGTCAGATGTGCATAGAGACCCCCCACTGTTATAAATCGGTGGGGGGTCTCTTCGCATATGTGGATAAATGCTTTATAGTGTCGTCGTGCCAACTTACGAAGATCTAGGAAACCCCGACGACATCGAAGAAAATCACTACGTCGAAGATGATGATCGGGAAGACATCGAAGAGGAAGAAGAGGACTACGGCTTAGATGCTGAGACAGCCGACTTTGTTGATCAGTTAATCAAGCGGATCATTATCTTCTGCGAAGAGTTCGCTGGACTTGAACTTCGCCCATATCAGCGGCAGTTGGCATATCGAATCGTTGAGTCACTGGTTATGGTAGACGGTGAGGAAATCACCGCCTTGTGGTCACGTCAGAGCGGTAAGTCCGAGACTTTGTCTGTCATTGTCGCTGGATGCATGGTCATCCTCCCTAAATTGGCTATGTCGTTCGAAATGTTGGAACGATTCAAGCGGGGAATGTGGGTGGGTGTGTTTGCACCTGTGGATAGCCAGTCAGACTTCCTTCATGGACGCATTGTGGATAAGTTGACCTCCGAGCATGCTCAGGAGTTCCTCAATGACCCCGAACTAGACGAGCGAGTGGACGGCAAGTCCAAGGTAATCAAACTACGTTCAGGGTCTATCTGCCGTCGTTCAACTGCTAACCCACGAGCCAAGATCGAAGGTGCGTCGTACCATCTCGTCGTTATCGATGAGGCTCAGGAAGCCGATGACACGATGGTCCGTAAGTCCATCCACCCCATGCTCGCTGCCTATGCAGGCACCATGGTAAAGATTGGAACTCCTTCGTTCCATAAGGGAGACTTCTACAAGGCCATCCAGTTGAATAAGCGACGAGGCACTCAGAGGCGTAGTCGTATGAATCACTTTGAGTATGACTATCGGACTGTGGGTAAGTACAACCCGTACTACGCCAAGTTCATTACTCAAGAAAAGATGCGTCTCGGGGAAGACTCTGACGAGTTTCAGATGTCCTACAACCTCAAATGGATGCTTGACCGAGGAATGCTAGTAGCCGAGGACGACTTGGACTTCTTGGCCGACCCGTCTATGCCACTGGTGAAGTCATGGCATCGTACGCCGGTAGTGGTCGGTATTGACCCCGCCCGTGTGAAGGACTCCACTGTGGTTACGGTCTGCTGGGTGGATTGGGATTATCCCGACCCTGCCGGATTCCGAGAGCACCGAGTTCTCAACTGGCTGGAGATTCAGAATACGGAATGGGAAGACCAGTATTTCCAAATCGTGGACTTCTTGGACAACTACAACATCGCCTATGTGGGCGTAGATGCTCAGGGTATGGGTTCAGCCGTCGCTGAGCGCCTTCAGAGGCTCTTGGAGCACCGATGTGAGGTTATACCCGTATCGTCCGATATCAAGACACAGAGCGAGCGCTGGAAGCATCTCATCGCCCTACTCCAGCGCCGAATGATCGTGTACCCCGGCCACTCCAAAGCCCGTCGTACTCGCATTTGGAAGCGTTTCCGTCAGCAGATGGAAGATGCCGAGAAGGTAATCAAGGGAAATTACATGCTTATTCAGGCCCCGCCTGATGAGCGTGACTCCCATGATGACTTCGTGGACTCACTCGCTATCGCCTGTGCTATGAGTATCAACGACACCACGCCTTACGTCGAAACCTTTGAAGCGCCTTGGTTTCGATGATATTTGTATAGGTATGTCATACTTTTCATATGGGTCTTATCGGTAGAGGTGTTCGTAAGTTTCTAGAATCTGACACCGCTCACGGTATTGCCGGTGCTGCTGCTGACGCTATTGATCAGACAGGCACGGGCGGTAGAGCGGGTGGCGTGGTTTCAGGAATCATCCGAGACCGGGAAAAGCGTGGACAGGTTGCTGACATTGCGACCGGTCTTGTTGTACCCGGAGTTAGAAACAAGATTCGTGCAGGTAAAGCAGCGCACGGACTTATTCAAGGATCTCGTGGTGGTGCCGGAGCCGTTAGTTCCGGCCCTACCGGACAGTTCGGACAGTTCGGACATCTTCCTCCTCCTCCCGGTTCAGGCAGCATTCCCGCATGGGACGCTCAAATTCCCGGTGCAGGTAGTCATCAATCTTCATCAGACTTTGACTGGGATTCAACTCCACCTCCCGGTCGTTCAAGTCAAGGCGATGTCCCCAGTTGGATGGGTCCGGGTTACATACCTCCTCCTCGTGGAGTTTCTCGTAAAGACGAGTGGGAAGTTCCCGATTACTGAAATCTACGGGTTTCGTTGATATCGATACTTGTGCCATACTAATTACGTCCCATTATCTCGCTAGGAGACACCCCAATGGCTTATGCGCCTGAGACCGGCTACGAATATGCGTACGCTGAGAACCTTACCCGTCGTGGCCCACTTCGTTTCGAAGAGGGTGTCGCTACCGATACCGACATTCCTTTCGAATTCGGTCGTGGCGCTTACGGCGACACCGAAGGTGACGGACGTGGTCGTCAGACCATGGCTGGCATGATCAAGACCCCGATGGAAACCCTTCGTGAGAAGGCTCATGTCGGTTCTGCTACTTGGATTGAGGCTCCGATGGAATTGTCGGAGTTTGTTCAGGGTGCGATGGCTGATCATCCTACCTTTGAGCGTGTTGCAGGCAGCGAAACCCGCATCCTGCGATTCAACGCCACTGTCGTCAACGACTGATCACAACTTCAATGAATTTCGGTCAAGCGCCGGGGTCTAAGACCGTTCAAAAGAACGCCTATGGTCCCGGCGCTACTGGCCGTCCTAAGGGGAAAAAGACTTCAACATCTAAGATCTCTTTTGCCCCCCATGCGAATGAGTCTCGGATGCCCGAGTATCTCAAAAGCGCTAAAGATCTTATGAACACCTATGGCACAAACGAGTTGCCTACTGGTCTTCAACCTCGCTGGCTTCTGAACAAGAAGAATCAGAACATTTCCAAGGGTATGACAGGTAACTGATATGGCTAACAGAGATACCCCGATGCAGTGGGAAGACTACTCCACCTCTGAACGCAAGGACATTGCTTCGGAAATTAACCGTATTGGTAAGTCTACAAAGACCAATGCAGCGGAATCTGTCTCTAAACTTCGGACCACTGAGTCTAAAGAATCTAATAAGCAGACTAACAGGGAAAAAGCCGGTAAAAAGGCCAATGTCATTGAGTCTATTGCAGGTACTTTCAAGGATAAGCCTATTACTCTGCAAGGGGCTGCTAATCGTCGTGGCGCAGCGTTTAGTCGTGCTATTGACTATGCCCGTAACGAAAACACCACTCTTCCGGGCGCTGGGTGGTATATAGATCACTCTGACTCTATCCAGCAGTCTCGTGGTGATATTCCTTTCCGTAACGCTGCCGCAGCGGCTGCGGCTTTTAGTCCCGGTAAAGATCCTAAGGTAGACGAGTTACCAGCGTTTGCTGAATTGGCGAAACTTCATAATGAAGACCATTCAGTAACTGTGGATAACACAAGTAGCAAGGTTCGTGATCTTAGTTCCCAAACCCTTGCTAGGTTTGCTACTCAAGCGGCTAAAGAGAACTCGGCTAACGCTGAGCGTACAGTAGTTTCTTCATCTGAGACATTCCATGTGGCTGGTAGGCCCCACGAAAGAATGACTGTTAAGGGTATTGACGCTATGCGTGGGGTTACGTCTCCCGAGGCGACAAATGACCCAATGACTGCTCCTAAGACATCCTCATATTTTCATTCTATTGTTGATGCAGGCGAAGCATCCTTGGAAGAAAAGATCGATTACGAGAGCATCTCTAGACATCTAGTAACTGGAGATCCTAATCAAGGGATGTTTATGTTCTCCGCAAAGGAGCCGGGAGAGCCTGCTAAAAACAGTATTCTCAGCCCGGATCACGCAACTGCTGAAGACACTTGGATGCAGGCTATTTCTTCGGGTCAGGCACTTTCTGCTAAGCATAATGGTCGCAACTTTTCACCCGCTAAGCGTGCGGTTGATAAGAATGGGCCGGGAGATATGGCCTCCTTTCAGAAGAGGAATACAGGTCTTCCTAAAGTCGCTGAGATTACTGGTGTAGGTGCTGTTCACGCTTTTAATAATAAGGCCACTCGTATGGCTGCTGAAGGTGTGGGTCCTGTTTCATTCGACCAGTTCGGTCAGCACATCGGAGTACCCTCTGTGATGATGCAGGAGGTCGCTTGGACTCAGGCTCGCCGTGAAGCAGGTAGCGACGCTCCATTCAATGCCTCCCAACGACAGAAGGCCAAAGCGGATAAGGCCGCAGCCTCTGACCGTCGCAAGAACGAAAGCGGCATCCAAGATTCTTTGTTCGACTGATTGACTGCTAAAGTAACCGAACTATGTCCCTTAACTTTTATCCTCCCTCATACCGTGCGGCAGCGAGCGATCTTACTATTGCCATTAGCCCGCTCGGGTTGGTGGAACTTGCGGACGAAGAGTTTGAGGTCCATGGTCCTCGCCTTAACCGCTATGCGAGCAACTGGGCTTGGTATCTAGGGCATCACTGGGCGTACCGCCGTGAACTCGGTGAAGCCCAACTTTCTTTTAACTACGTCAAGGCGTTTGCCGATTATATGGTGAACTTCACCTTTGGTAAGGGCGTAGAATTCGGTTCTCCTGAGGCCACTCAAGGTGTAGTCCCGTATCTACTCAAGCGTGCTTGGGAACATGATAACGACAAGCAGACAACTCTTTGGGAAATGGGACAGCACGGGTCGGTCTCGGGGGATGTTTTTGTAAAGGTTGCTTACGAGGAACCATTCGTAGATGCTTCCGGTCGTCCCCGACAGGGTAAGTTCCGAATCCTCCCACTCAACCCAGCCTTCTGTTTCCCCGAATGGCACCCGCATGACCGTACTCGTTTGATTCGTTTCAAACTAAAGTACAAGTTTTGGGGCACTGCTTCCGATGGCGCTCGTCAGGTCTTCACCTATACGGAGATCCTGACTGAAGACTTCATTGAGGAGTACATCAATGATGAGCGAATCGACCAGCGTCCAAATCCGCTCGGTGAGATCCCGATCGCTTACACTCAGAACATCCCTGTAGCCTCCTCTCCTTGGGGCCTAGCGGATATCACGGATATCATCAGCCTCAACCGTGAATTCAACGAGAAGGCAACTGAGGTCAGCGAGATCATCAACTATCACGGTTCTCCTGTAACCGTGATTATTGGTGCTAAGGCATCGAACCTTGAGAAGGGTCCGAAGAAGGTATGGACCATCGGCTCCAAGGATGCAAAGATCCAAAACCTGTCGATGGAGACCAACTTCGCCGGGATTATGGGTTACATGGAACTGATCAAGCAGGCCATGCACGAAATGACCGGTGTGCCTGCTCAGGCGCTCGGACAGATGCAGCCGATCAGCAACACAAGCGGAACTGCTCTCGCTGTCCAGTATCAGCCTCTGATGCAGAAGTATGGCCTTAAGAAGACTCAGTACACCCGTCTATTTAAGCGGATAAATGAACTGATCATTCTTCATGCGGCTATCAAGGAGCCTGAGGCTCTTATGTATAACCCGTATGTCGCTACTGTCCCCCTTCGAATGGGACAATATGAGCAGTTGGACCCGTCCGATCCCGTGACGTATCAAACCACTGTTCATTGGCCCGAACCGCTTCCGGTTGACGTGCTTATCAAGATCAATGAGATTCAGGCTCGTATGTCTATGGGTCTTGAGTCCAAGCGTGGAGCGCTTCGGGACTTGGGCGATATGTTCGCTGAGCAGAAGATCGCTGAGATTAACGATGAGATGATGGAGGATATGAAGGAGCAGGCTGCTCTTAACCTCATTCAGGCTCAGGCTTCTCAGTTTATTATTCAGGCCACGGGTATGACACCCGATGGTCAGCCATTGATGATGCCCGGTCAAGACATGGGCGACGGAACAATGGCACCCGGTGTAGACCCGAATCTCGCAATGGAGATCATGCAGAGGGCATACGGCCAAGAGCCTCCTCAGCGTGAGTCCTTTGAGGAGAGTTAAGGGTTTGCGATGATATGCCGTAAAGTATGGTATATCTATATAAGTAACAAATAGCAGTAATTGGACAAACCACCGTAGAAGGAAACAAATCTCATGTCGCAGGAAGTATCAGAAGCAAACGACGGTTTCTTTGTTGGAACCGATCCCAAAGAGCCAGTTCGTACTTCCGCCACATGGGCTGAAGTTCAAAATGAAACTCTTGCAGGTAATCCGCTGGCGCACAGCCTGCCGGAAGTTGAACAGAACGTCGCACATACCGCAGCGGATTCTCGTTTCTATACCGACGAGGATCTTGAACGAGTTCGCCGTGAAGAGAAAGACAAACTTTACGGGCGCATTCAGACCATGGACGAGCAGTTGAAGGCCATCCAAAAGGAACGTGAGGCAGCCGAAGCGGCTCGCCTTGCTGAACTTGAGGCTGAAACCGAAAAGGCTCGTCGCGAGGAAGAAGAGAAAATGGAAACTCGTGATCTCCTTCAGCGTAAGGAAGAAGAGTGGTCAAGCCGCTTTTCAGAACTTGAAGGACGTTACGAGCAGGACCGGGCAGTCTTTGAACGTGAGCGTCGGTTTACTGAACTTGAACAGTACCGAAACGAGCGGATTGCTCAAGAATCCGAGTACATCATTCCTGAACTCCGAGATCTCATTACTGGGAACTCAGAGCAAGAAATCGATGGTTTCATCGAAGAGATGAAGTCACGAACTGCCGCAATCATGGGTCAATTTGAGGCTTCGGCTTCGACTCAGCGGCAGGCTATGAGGGGAGCAGCACCGACTGCTCCTCCTGTGGGGCCATTGGAGCAAATGCAGACGTACGAATCGATCAGTCCTGATGATATCAGGACAATGGATATGGAAACGTATAAAAAGTATCGGGCGAGCCTTCTGAACGCTGCTGGCCGTCAGTACCGAGGCTAAGCAGAAGAAGTACAACCCTATTAACCAAGCCAGTCCATAGGAGGACTTTCTAATGGCTTTTCAGATCCCCGATGGGTCTGCTATCACCGGCACAAACCGTGTCGCTGGTGGCGTTGCCGGGTCAGCATTCGGCGCTCCTGCCGGATATGACACAACCGGTGCAGGTGCAAATATCACAGGTGGCTATGGCGCAGGTATCACTTCCGGTACCTCCCTCATGGGTCCTGCGATTCAAACTGTTTGGTCGAAGGAAATCCTCTTTCAGGCCATGCCGGTTCTCCGGTTCGAACAGTTTGCCGTAAAGAAGACCGAACTCGGCGTTATGCCGGGTCTCACGGTTAACTTCATGCGTTACAACAACCTTCCGATCCCTTCGGGTCCGCTGGTTGAAGGTATCCGTATGAAGACCTATGGCATTACCGCCCAGCAGTACCGTATTACGGTTGCTGAGCATGGTTTCGCCATTGCCGTTTCGGAACTTCTTCTCAACGCTTCGTTCGATGACGTTATGGCTTCGGCTTCACGTCTTCTCGGACGTAACATGGCGCTTTACATGGACACGCAGGCACGTCAGACGCTTCAGTCGGCAACCAGCAAGGTTTACGGCTACAAGGCCCCGACCGACCTGACCTCCGGCTACGGCATCTACAACAAGGGCGTTCAGGGCGCTTCCGGTACCATTGGTTCCGGCGGCTTCTTCCTCACCCCGCATGCGGTCAAGGATGCAGTGCTTGAACTTTCAAGCAAGAACATTCCTCGCCTTGGCGAGACGTATGTCTGCTTCATCCACCCGTCGCAGAGCCGTCAATTGCGTGACACCCCCGAATTCATCGAAGTTTCGAAGTACGCCGCTCCCGGCAACTTCATGCTTGGTGAAATCGGTCGTCTGTATGACGTTGTCTTCATCGAAACGACTCAGGTTGGTCGTCCGCTGAGTGACCCGTCTGACTACATCAACACCGCCTACGACGATGGTACCCCTGCCGCATGGCGTGGTACTGACTCGCAGACCGATGGTCCTGACGTTAGCGCTGCCACGATTGAAGATTCACCGGGTTCAGGTGCCGAACCGGACGCAGTTGCGACCCCGGGTTGGGATCAGTACTGGCCGGAAGACTTCACGGTTACCCCGGACACGGAGCAGTTTGAAGCCCTTATGCTTGGTGACAACGCATTCGGTCATGCAATCTCCCTCCCGGTGGAACTCCGTGACGGTGGCGTTCTTGACTTCGGTCGTGAGCACGCCCTTGCGTGGTACAGCATTTGGGGCTTCGGCCTCATCACCGATTCGGCAGTCTGCAAGATCGTCACCAACGGCTGATCTTCAGTACCCCGAATTACCTTTCGGATACGGGGGTGGGTCGTCAAGGCCCGCCCCCGTGTGCGATACTACATAGAAGCAGTATCAATCAGTATCGAACCTTTCATAGGAGAACACACCGTGCCTGCACCAAAGCCAGTAAAGCCTCAGAACGACGAACGTAATGAGGAAATTGAAGGGGGCATTGGAACTCTTTCCAATGTTATGACCACGTCTCCCCTCCCCGAAGTCGAAGTTGACCCAATCGCTAGCACTGCCCGCACTGAGGGTGGTGTTCCGACGGTCGTGATCCGTGTCAACGAGAGCATTGAAGATATGTCCTACGTTGCCGCTGGTCGAACAGAGCGATACACCTTTGAACAAGGTAATCGTTACCGAGTCCCGATTTACATTGCCGCAGAACTTGAAGGTCTCGGCAAGGTTTGGCACTAAGGAGCCACCCCCATGGGTATTGCAACCATCCACTATCTTTCTATGAATGCCCGAGACGGCGTAGTAGACATTCCTGACGAAGAAGGTACCAACACAGTCCTTGAGGACTGGAGCGGTTCCTATACGTTTGACAACCTTCAGGTTCCTAACGTCTACACCGTTAACTGGGGCGACAGCACTGCTACAGAGGACGTGGTAGTGGGTGGTGCAATCTCTCGTATTAAGACCAGTAACAAGGTCGTCGATGTTCCGTTCATGTTTAATAATCCGAACCCGTACGAGATGGCTATCCTTCCCGATAACAAGACCGCTTACGTCACTCAGCCTGAGGCTGGTGACCAAAGTGGCAACCCAGTCGGTCGTATTAGTGTCGTGGATCTTCAATCCAAGCAGGTCCTAGACGAGATCGCTATCCCCAACAACTACTTTGTATGGGGTATTACTGCCACCTCTGACGGTAGTAAGGTATATGTCGCTTCTAGCCAAACTACAGAGGGCTTTGATGACAGGGTGTTTGTCATCGACACTGCTAAGCGTGAGGTCATCAAGGAAATTACTGTCGGTGCTTACCCGACCGGTGTTGTCATTAACCCTGCCGGTACCGAACTTTGGGTCACCTGCGCCGAGGATGACTCCATCTATATCATCGATACCGCTACGGATGAAGTTGATCGCTTCTTGGAATTCCCTGTTGCCGGATCAGAGCCTATGCGTGGTGTGTTCTCCAACGACGGTAGTATTTTCTACGTCACTCTTTGGGAACTTGGTCAGGTTGCAGCCATTGAAAGTGATGCTACTACCCTCGTTGATTACACTAATATTGAAGTTGGACCCACTGCTGTCGCTCACGATTACCCGTTCGGTATTGCAAAGAACGCCGCCGGAACTCGTCTTGCCGTTGCACTTAACGGTGAGGCCGGTGTAGTTATCATTGACACAGACCCATTTGAAATTATTGATCTTGTTCTTACTGAGGACTATCCGTGGGCCATTGCGGTCGATGAGGACGATATTGCATACGTTACTCATGGAAATGGTGACGTGTACTACATCGACATCAACACGGAAACCATTGAAGATTTTGAATACGTCGGTGCTAACGCCAATGGCATCACTATCGCCCCGAATGGTGTCTACGCATATGTGACAGTGTTCGGTTGGTCCGACTGTGATGGTCAAGACACCAACTTTGACCTGAGTCACATCTACGCCACCCCCGGCACTTACACCATTACCGCAACTGACAAGGATGGTCAGGTTGACGTTAAGGGTACCGTTACTGTCCTTGTTGACTGATCTAATCTAGGAGCAATTCCAAATGGCCCTTCGTAATGGGTTCCGTATCCCAAATGCCGATACGTTCGCTCCTGACTTTCAGACAGCACAGCCGGATCAGGGCGATTTCCTGATCCTTGGTAACAGCCAATATGGTGTTATTACTGGTTGTAGTATCTCTATCAGCGGCTCAACTGTAGCCGTTGGTGGTGGTCCTAACCTTCTTGTTGTTGAAGGTCAGTTGTATACGTTGTCCCCGGGACTTAATCTTTCCGTATCACCACCAGCGGCTACCGCTAGGTTTGACTTAATCGTTTACGATACAAGCCTCGCTTCACCCTTTGCAGTAGTAGCAGGTACTCCTGCTGCTAATCCGGTATTCCCTGATGTAACAAGCACTATGACTGTGCTTGCTGCTGTGTTTATTCCGGCTTCGGGGGGTAGCGGTATATCACGAGTTATTGATAAGCGTAACTTCCTTCAGACGGAAGTCATTGCTGTTGATACACCGATGATTCTTAAAAACCTTGACAGTGGCGGTACTCATATCAAGGTAAGTATCAATGGTAATGGCAAGATTTCTTGGGGTGACGGATCAAGTGTCGTTGATACTACTCTTGAGCGTTCCGGTGTCGGTATTATCAGGACTCCCGGTGAGTTCTCAGCAGATGTAGTTACTGCCTCCTCGTCAGCGACTGTTGCTGGTAAAGACGTTATTACCACTGAAACCATTGAGTGGGGTAACGGTGCAGGTCGTCCTGCTGCGTCTACAAAAGACATTGGTGATGTCTATGTGGATAACACGACCGGTGATATCAGCGTAGTTAAACTGGATACCGAGGCCGCTAAACAGTGGACTTCACTCCAACCTAACCTTCCGTCCGGTTCCGTCATTCAGTCGCTTGTGGCACCTGACAAAATGGCAGGGTGGTTACCGCTAGTAGGTGGCATCTACGCCACCTCAGAGGCAGGCAATCTTCCTTCCCTGTTCCCCGAATGGGTATCAGGTAGCAACATCACTCTGCCTGATATGCGTGGACGTATCCCTGCTGGCGGTGGTGATATTACCGGAGGGTCTATTGGAACCACCAACGGTACCGTACTAGACGGTACAGGACGCTCCTCAGTAACTCTTACCGAGGCAAACCTACCTCCTCATAGCCACCGTACTGGTACCGCTACACAAGCGGCTGGTGCCCACGCTCATACCGGTACGACAGCAGGTGGAGGGGCACATACTCATACAGCCGACGGACATACTGGCGGTACCGGAGACGCTGGTGCCCACGGTCATAGCGCTTCTGACTCAGGACATTGGCATTACTGGGAAGGCGGCTTCCCTATTGTCGCTACCTTCCCCGGTGCTTACCACGATAGTTGTATGGATATTCCTTTTGCGGATGCTAGCCATACCTATAGAACTCTCCCTGAGCCTCATTCAATGTTTGGTACTGCAAACATCACGGTAACCGGCGCTCCTAATCACTTTCATTCAATCGGTACTTCATCAACCCATACTCACACTATTGACACTATGAGTACGGCTGCGGCGCATACGCACACTCTTCCCGAACATAGAACTATTGGCAGCGGTACGTCGTTTACCGTTCAGCCTCCCACACTTAGTCTCTACTTCTACATCAAGATGTAGGAGGTAGAAATACTATGGCGACAGAACCTGTCGTTTACCGAGTCGGATCTTTCGTACCAAATACTGTTACCGCAGCCGCTGAGTTATACGCCGAGCAACTTGAAGAAATACCATACCCTCTAGGTATGAGCGAATACGCAGACGAAGCAAACTGGCCCCCAGCCGGATTCTCAGGAGTATCGGTGACTACAACAACATCTACTAATACCGCCAGCCTACTGCCTCAGGCGTATAACCTTGAATGGGTTCAGGGCGACACTGCTGAGTTCCAGTTCCTGTTTACTGATGTCAACTGGACACACGTCGATCCCGAAGAAGTCGATCAGCCGGAGTGGGTTGAGACGACGTGGTCTTCTCAGGTTCGTAATCCTTACATCTACTCTACCTACGCTTCTGATTACTGGGTCCCTGCCTACGGCTACCAGTACAACTGGTGGCGTGGTAACAGTATCGTTGCCCAGTTTGATACTACTTCTGAACTTATCCAAGGCTTTGATACTGATGATCTAGAACGATGGGCTACTCGTGTGACCCTTACACTGCCCGCTACGGATAGTTCCCTTATCCTCCCCGGAAACTGGTACCGCTGGGATCTTCAGACTCGTACAGTTGATGATGTCGTTAAGACGCACCTCCGGGGCAAGGCAAGGATTGTTACTGAGTGGACCGTGAGGTAATAACTCATGGAAATCATTCCCGTTAACAATAATTCTCCGGTCACTATCAACCCTCAGGCCCCCACTGAGATCATCATTACTCCCGGTGCTCCTACAAATACCGTAGGGACCATTACTACCCCTTTGTCAGGACCCCGAGGCCCTCAGGGCGCTCAGGGGAATCAGGGTGCCCAAGGAGCAGAGGGAGACGAAGGTGCCCAAGGCAATCAGGGTTCTCGTGGTACGCAGGGATACCAAGGTTCGTCCGGCCAGCGTGGTGCTCAGGGTTATCAAGGTAACCAAGGTACCCGTGGTTATCAGGGGTATCAAGGCGCTAGGGGCTATCAAGGTAACCAAGGCGCTGTAGGTCCTCAGGGAGTTACAGGAGCGCAGGGAACTACCGGTTCGCAAGGTCCGCAGGGACAGCGTGGCTATCAGGGGTACCAAGGTAATCAGGGGTCTAACGGTTACCAAGGTCCTCAGGGTGTAGATGGCGTACAAGGAGTCCAAGGTTCTCAGGGACCCCAAGGAGACACAGGCTCACAGGGCGTACAGGGTCACCAAGGCGAAGAAGGCGTACAGGGTACACAAGGTCATCAAGGTGACGTTGGGTATCAGGGTACGCAAGGTTCTCAAGGCGAAGTAGGTTCTCAGGGATCACAAGGTTCTATCGGCCCACAAGGGTTTGAAGGATCTCAGGGATCACAGGGTCACCAAGGTCATCAGGGTTTCCAAGGAGAGACCGGTTCGCAAGGTAATCAGGGGTATCAGGGTGTCCAAGGACATCAGGGTGTTCAGGGTTTCCAAGGCGACGTTGGTTCTCAGGGCGTACAAGGACACCAAGGGTTTCAAGGCGTTCAGGGGACACAGGGTGTCCAAGGCCATCAGGGATATCAGGGTCAAGTAGGATCAGAAGGCCCTCAAGGCTTCCAAGGACATCAGGGTGTTCAGGGTCACCAAGGATTTCAAGGTAATCAGGGCAACCAAGGTGTTCAGGGAACGCAAGGCAATCAGGGTTTCCAAGGTAATCAAGGCAACCAAGGGTCACAGGGAAATCAAGGTGACACTGGCTCTCAGGGTGTACAGGGATTTACTGGTTCCCAAGGGACGCAGGGTGACACCGGAGCACAAGGTTCTCAAGGTGTTCAAGGACATCAGGGATTTCAAGGCGTAGAAGGCGCTCAGGGTAACGAGGGTCCTCAGGGTCTGAGCGGACCTCAGGGCCATCAAGGCGTACAAGGTTCACAAGGAAATCAAGGGTTTCAAGGAACTCAAGGTAATCAGGGTGTACAAGGCTTCCAAGGAAATCAAGGTTTCCAAGGAAATCAAGGGGATACCGGTTCTCAGGGCGTACAGGGGTATCAAGGTGATACCGGTGCTCAGGGAAGCCAAGGTACGCAGGGCGTACAAGGCACTCAAGGCGTACAGGGGACTCAGGGATACCAAGGTAACGACGGTACCTCAGTCACTATCCTCGGCTCATATGCTACTTACGCTGAATTAATCGCAGACCACCCGACCGGGTCACTCGGTGACGGGTATCTTGTCGATGGCGATCTATATGTATGGGACGGCTCCGGCTGGGACAATGTGGGGACTATTGAAGGTCCTCAGGGATCGCAGGGTACGCAAGGAACTCAGGGAGACACCGGACCACAAGGTGATACTGGCGCTCAAGGAAGCGTAGGCGCTCAAGGAGACCAAGGTCCTCAGGGATATCAGGGAGACACAGGTCCTCAAGGGGATACCGGTTCTCAGGGCGTACAGGGAGAGACAGGTTCCCAAGGCTCTCAGGGTGATGTTGGGTCACAAGGTGACACAGGTCCTCAGGGATTCCAAGGCGATGCCGGACCTCAGGGATTCCAAGGCCATCAAGGAGCCGCTGGTGCTCAGGGTGTTCAGGGTTCTGACGGTGTTCAGGGTTTCCAAGGCATCGAAGGCGCTCAGGGTCACCAAGGAGACACTGGAGCACAGGGAACCCAAGGAAATACCGGGGCGCAGGGTTCAACAGGCTCACAGGGGTCTCAGGGCGACACTGGGGCGCAAGGAGAAGTGGGTCCGCAAGGTACTCAGGGAGACACAGGTCCTCAGGGTGACACTGGTGTTCAGGGATCTCAGGGCGACATGGGTGGCGAAGGACCGCAAGGCTCTGCTGGTGCTACCGGCGCTCAAGGTTCTCAGGGAGCCGATGGCGTTCAAGGATCTACTGGTAACGAAGGGCCTCAAGGTACTCAAGGCGATACCGGCGCTCAGGGTGACACTGGTGCTCAAGGAACACAGGGAGACACCGGAGCGCAGGGCGATACCGGCGCTCAAGGTACGCAGGGCGTACAAGGTCATCAAGGTGACACCGGAGCACAGGGCGAACAAGGTGCTATAGGTCCGCAGGGGTACGAAGGTGCCCAAGGCGATACCGGTTCTCAGGGCTTTCAAGGCAACCAAGGATTCCAAGGAAACGATGGACCTCAGGGCTATCAAGGGCACCAAGGTGACGACGGCGTTCAGGGCGTTCAGGGTCATCAGGGGTTCCAAGGAACGCAAGGTGTCGATGGAGCGCAAGGCTTCCAAGGCAATCAAGGTCTTACCGGCTCCCAAGGAACTCAGGGTGATGTTGGCGCTCAAGGAAATCAGGGCGACACAGGTTCTCAGGGTACACAGGGAAATCAAGGAGATACCGGTTCCCAAGGAACACAAGGTGTTCAGGGGTCTACAGGTTCTCAGGGTAACCAAGGTGAAACTGGAGCGCAGGGGGATACAGGTTCTCAGGGTTCGCAAGGCGATACCGGTTCCCAAGGAAACCAAGGTAATGAAGGAATACCCGGCGCTACGGGTTTCCAAGGACCTCAAGGAAACGACGGAAGCCAAGGATTCCAAGGCGATACCGGAGCACAAGGCTTCCAAGGAAATCAGGGGTCGCAAGGGAACCAAGGGTCGCAGGGTAACCAAGGAAATCAAGGAAATCAAGGAAATCAGGGATTCCAAGGGTCATCAGGCCCTATTGGTTCTATTGTTATGTGGCCGGGTGCAGCCACTGGTGGTACCGCTCCTGCATACACATCACTGCCTAGTGGATGGGTACTTTGTAACGGAGCGTCTCTATCAACTACAGGGACGTACGCCGATCTGTACGCCGCTATCGGAGATCGGTACGGATCAGGTAGTGGTACTTTCAATCTTCCGAACTTCACTACAAGGCTTGCCCTAGGTCTTGCTGCGGGATCGACCCCGACAATACCTAAGACAACTACAACTTCTAGTCAGAGTGTCAATCACAGCCATACAATTACCTCTAATGCGGGTAATCAGAGCGCTAGCCATGTTCATACAATTACCTCCAGTGCGGGTAATCAGAGCGCCAACCATACTCATGCCTATAGTGCTAACACAGGAAACGTAAGCGCTGATCATACCCACAACTACTTCGGAGGCAATACGTCTAAGACCTCTTCGGGTATTTCTGCTAACCACTTCCACGGCGTTAGTGGTAATACCGGTAGCGAAAGTGCTAACCATAGCCACACCATCACATCAAATGCTGGTAATGAAAGTGCTAACCACAGTCACACCATTACTTCTAATGCTGGAGACAACAGTGTCAACCACAGCCACAACGTGGATGTAGTTGATATTTACTACATCAT